TTGGGGGATGTTGGGCTTGCCGTCTTTCATAGGAATAGCGTCTCGTGAATCTTTCTTGGTTTTAAGGATGGACTTGGGCGCTTGATCTTGTATCTTCTTTTTCTCTTCCTGAAGTTGCTTGCGCTCATAATGTGGAACGTGGATGTCCATCTCTTGAGGTGTGTATTTAGTTCCTTGACGATAATCACCTGACTTAGGGCATGAGAAATGATGCCCAGAGTTGGGTAGGTTACATTTACAAACTAAGACCGTGTCTCGTGGAATAATTTCACCATCAATTACGACAGGGATTTTTGACTCCGGAACAATGGGTTCCTGGAACATTGGTGGTGTCATGAGATCTTCAATGGTCTTACACTTGGCCAACCACTGTAAATATAAAGCATAATTAAACTCAGGAAGAGCTTCAGTGGCATAATCTAGCATCCATTGGCATTTGTAATTTTTATACTGGCGGTCCATGTCGAACTGAGCTAGCCAAGGACGCATGGCCTCGGTTCGATCGTTGAGGTTCATTGGGCCGCCGTGTAACCTAATTGCTTTATTGCAGAGGTCACCGATAATAGGTGTAAAAGGGTCGGAGAGTGCATAAGCACGGATTTTCTCGAAGAATTTCTCCTTAACGGTGACGTTAGATGGAAGGTGGACAGTAGTGTGGATCTTAGAAAGTTGTCGAGGTAGATCACAACAGTTAGAGTCATCTCCATTCCATACATAAGGTGAGTATACTCTGGCTAAAAACTTGATCCCACCAGAGCCACGAGGATAAGTATCTATAGTAAGCTCTTGACCAAGCTGACGAGCAGCAACGATATACGTGCGGGCCGGGGTGTCTGCAGTGAGACCATCATCGCCGCCATATATACCGAGCCCTCGCCAAGCTTGGAGTGGGGTCATGTTCTCACCATCAACTTTCATCATACGCCTAGCATAGAAAGCAATAAAGGCGTTAAACATAGTATTAAAGATGGAAGTCTCAGGGGAGCCAGAGGCACGAGAGAATTCAGTATGGTACCAAGAACCATATTTGCCATAAGCTTTAAGATTGAATTGACTCTGGTGCAAGTCGAGGATCTCAGTGTGGTAATCAGGATGAAAGGCACGCAAAAGGGCCATTCTCTCGAGAGTCCGCATGAGATTTGAGCCGTGGCCATCAAATTTGGAATAATCAGTAGGTGTGGCAAACACGGCATCCTTGAGGACCTCAGCGACGCGTATGGCTATATTTTGAGGAGTTTTGCCAAACGCATACCATTCATGTTGCTTGAAAATCCGCTCAAAAGCGTACATGTATCGAGAATAAGCAACTTTGTCGACAGAATTTATGGTAGAAATAGGTCGTGGTGGTTTGATATTACCATAAGATTCACTCTTGATGAACATGTCAATCAAACGGCGCGGCAGAGAGCCAGCAAATGACAGAATTTTGCGTCGTTGACTGGGCCGGGGTTGCCGGTCCATAACCTCGTCAAGATCAGTAGGCTGTAGCTCATGTGGCTTGGGGATGAGGAGGTTGACAAATTCTTGCATTCGTGCGAACAGAAATGGTGTCATAATTAATTCATTTGGGTCGGGTCGCACTTTAGAGATGCGTTCTTGGATGCACATCTCTTCGTTCTGGAGAGTGCGTGCAGGACAGAATGATCCATGTAAGAAGGGAGGCATAAAGGGCAACAAAGGCACCTTAGCTGATGGGTCATAGTGTTCAGGCTTATATTGATAAGCACGCACTGCTTCCGCAATAGGACAAGCCACAGGGGGCTTGAAACTTTCTTTTGAAGCATGATAATCTAAAAGAGGGATAGAATTAGTCTTGTCGCCAGGTACGATACCTTGCACTTGGGGAAGTGTTAACGGATATTTAGAAGTGTTGCAAATCCCTAAGATTGCTTCATCAGAGACAACTGGCACCGTGGATGATAGGTATTCCCCGGATCGTCCGGTAGAGACCATAACACCCTCCGGTGATTTAACCAGAAGTCTTGAGAAGCCCTTAGGGGTGGCAACATTGTATCGTGTTAAGCTGGCGCCAGAAATAAATAGATTGTAAATCATGGCGGAATAGTTTACCCAACCACCAGTAGGAGTAAGCATGACAATTTGGTGGTCGGGTCCAGAACAACGGCGGTCAACTAAGTAAGAGACAGCCGTGCAAACGTTGATCCGATTGAAGTAAGTCACAACTTTAAGGTGATCGTTAGAATAATTCCAAACATGATGCTGGTAAACGGCACCTCCGGTGACAGTAAACTCGACTCGATTATCACGATCAAACGTGAAGCTGTATTCGGGAGCAACTCGAGATACAGCCCCAGGTTGGAAAGTGGAAATAATGGTCGGAGCTATATACCGCGTAAGCAGTCGCGGCATGTTGACATAATGATCAACGTCGACAAGAGCCAACAAACATTGGTTTGGTGGGTCGATGATGGTAGGTGGAATATTAATGTCGCGGGTCCAATAATATTCACGAGAACCGAGACGTCCGGCTTTGACGTCACGGAGTGATCGCTGATAATAATAAGATTGTAAGCCGAGATCAGCGGCAAGTCTTTCAATGAAGAATGTAACAGCAGAACGGCCTGCTGCAGCAGCACCATGCGTGTGATTAGGATATGGTGCAGGAGTTGTAAGAGGTAAATTAGTGAAAGTAGTTCTTACGATAGTAGCTTGTCGCGATGCTTCGTAACGGGTGTTAAGAAGATATTGCGAGAGCATGTATCTTGGGTTGAGTATTGGGTAGAAGCAGTTGTATAGTGTACTGCATACTGTTTGTACCACGCCATCCACAAAGGGGGGCGGGCAGTCTTGAGCGTCAATCGAAGGGAAGAATCCTTCCATGGAGCGATGTTTTAATCAGGTAACCATAATGAGCACTCG